AGCAATATTACCAAACTTTGCTGGTAGATTTAATATTCTGGCTTGATAGTCCTCACGAGTTACACATCTTAATTGTGAAGCAAAGAATGATTTAGCATTTTCCCTTATCTCATCAACTGTTTGACCATCAGTCCCACCCAAAGCTGGTTCATCATTTGTAATAGTTATTGATTCATCTGAATTATTTATCTTGGTTAATTCACCAGCTTGAGCATTGGAATCAGCACCACCTCCTACTCTATAGGTTATGGTCATTATGGTATTTGATGGCGTCTCACCTAAGTTCAAAGAATTGTTGGTTGTCAAGTTATTCAAACTGGCATTTATCACACTACTTGGAACACCAGACAAATTCAATCCTTGCTGTTCAATCATTGAAAATAAACTAGCTCCACTTGATCCTGATATGTTCAATCTATTTAATCCATTACCAAACTGCAGTTTTGTAGTGTTGTCATCGGGATCTATTTTAGTTGTAAATTTTTTGTTTGTATTGATATAATCCAATGTAAACGGAATAGCCACATCACTTGATATACCACCACCTACAATGTCTTGATTATAAGCATCACCACGACCATCTTGTGTGTAATGACTTTCTTTTAATATTCTATCCTGTGCTAGATAATCAACCTCATACCATTTTTGTCCTGAAGAATCTACACAATTTAAAACCTCTATCACGTTATCCTCACCTAAATCTAATTCTAAAAATTTAGTTGGACTTGTAATGGTAAATGATTTTGTTTTAGTTTCACCTGATACGGCTTGTATAAACCTTGTTAATGTATATCCTGTTGCTTCTCCGTTAGCATTAAATGAGGTTGGAGCACCAACCGGTGGAACATCAGGTGAGCCAGAAACCGTAAAGTCAACCTCACCTAACGTTTCAAATTTTAAATTAGAATCTATATTTGATTGTATCTGTAATCCACTATTTATTGGATTTTGTGGTGCATCACTATAATCCACATTACCATCGGCATCGACTCCCACATCGGTGGTGACTCTTAATCTAACTAATGATGGTGTATTAGGTGATACTTTATACCCTAAAAATTCTGATAACCTAACCACATTTCTTTTTTCTGTAGCTGTTGCTAGAACATTTTCTTTGTAGTTATAGTCAATGTAATACGAAAGAACATCTCCAACATAACTTGTTAATTCAATCATCATCATACCAGGTGATGTCTCATTAAAGTCTTTATATGTATCAGGAAAATAAGCTTTCGTATATTCTATCAAATCAGATTTAATTGATGTAAAATCTTTACTCGTGTATCTTACATTTGATGGTTTGTATTTTTGGTCTTGTGAATATGCCATTACCTTACTCCAACACTACACCAACAGATTCAATTGTATTTGGTGCTCTCTTAATATTAAATACTATCTCGATGTTAATTTGATTTTTATCTTGATTGCTAGTATCTATGTCTATTTTTCTTAACTCCACAAAAGGCAACCAAGTATTGAATGTATCCACAATATCATTTTCAATTTGAACTTGAGTGTCTTCTGTTATTTGTTCAAATAAAAACTGACGGATGTTCATTCCTAAATTTGGTTGAAACATTCTTTCGCCTTTTTGTGTTTGTAATAATAATCTGATGTTGTTCTTTATCGACTCAATAGTTGTTTTGGTTGTTGAAAAATATCCATCTTGATTTGGAACTCTAGCAAAAGGAAAGTTTATTCCAACAGATACCCTCGTATCCTTATCCTCAATTAATTGATTATTTCTTCTATCGAGTATTGGCATCTCATACCTCTACAGGTGTTTTTAATTTAACTTTACTTGATAATGATTCAACGCCAGATAACGGATTATCTGGAGCTGCAGAGTTTTCATCTACTTTTACAGTTATCATAGGTGCCGTACCAGGTCCTATTGGAGTTATAACAGGAGCATTTAACTGAGTAGCATTTAATGATGTTACTACAAATGTTTGAGCTTGAACCCAATTAACTATAGCATCGGTTAAATTTTGAGCTAAGGTTTCAACCTTTTGATTTGCCTTATCCGTAAAATCAAAATTTTCTTCAACACTATCCGGTTGAATATTGGTTATTAAAGCGGTATATATGTCGTCTTTAAGCCCCATTCTTCATCCTTGATTTTTCATCTGCTTTTTGAATCACCTTTGAGTAATCTTTAGTTAAAGCACTAGCCAAATGGTCTGGTAATTTATCAACATTATCTTGAACTGATTTAACTGATGTGCTATCTCTTTCTATACTTTTCCATTCACCACTCTGTGCAGTCTCTTGTAATAAATCATTTAATACTGATGAGTTTGTCTTGGGGGAAGATACGTTGCCTCCTCTAACGGAAGTGTTGGAATTGGAACTAACAGAATCGTTCATCAACTTTTTAAAGTCTGTAGATTGTGGCACCTGAGTCCTATCTTCATTTATATTATTAATATTACTCTTAACTACTACTTCATCTAGTTTTTTTTCAAGTGCGGTAAATTTATAATCTAACTCTTCTCTTATTATATCTCTAATTAACTTCTTAAATATATTAACCTTCATTCTTGACCTCTTACGTTTTGTTCTAAATAATGATACTGACTTAAAAATTTTGTTTGACCACCTGAATTTGGTATTGGCAAATTAGTGTTTTCATCTATATCTCTTGGTTGTAATCTATTAATTACACTCTGAATTCTTGTGAATAATGGTGCTGAATTATTATCATACAATGGTATAGGAACTCCTTGAACCAATGCTCTTGAATCTTGTAGTATAGTCATAATTTCCAATAATAATATTCTGAGCTCATCACCTAATACCATAGGTTGAGCTTTATTCTTTGCTTCCTTACCTATATAAATATTCTGAGATTCAATAACTGAGAATCCTTTATTTGTAATAGTTACATTTTCACCAGCACCAAAGTTTATATTACGAAATGCTGAAACAGTAAAGTCATTGTTTTGAGCATCAAATGTTATTCTATCAGAAAACATTATAATTTGGTCAAAATCAGTTTGTTGTTCAGCAGTTTCTTCGATTCTTCCAAAAGACATATTGAACGTATTTGTTCCTGCATCATTACCATGTCCAATAAAAAAACCAGGATACTTGTATTCATTACCAGTATTAGGAAAGGGTAGTTTTTCTAAACCCCCTCCTATACGTCTATCACTTGATAATAAATTATAATTATCAAAATAATCAGGTATTCTACCTAAAGATAACATTCCTATTATAGAACCATTATTTCCATTTAAATTGTTATTTTTAATAATACTATATGGATTTATAAATCTATATCCAAGTTGTATTGAATTACCATGTCTACCTTCTAAAGTTAAATCAGATACATTTGATTCAACCTCAGCATCAGAACCAGTCTCCCCAATGCCAGTATCATATGGTCTGTCTAATAGTATATTTTTTACCTTATTAACTTTATTGATTGCTCTTTTAATAAAATTAATATTGTAGCCATTTTCATCATCCTTTCTATCATCCAATACTATTCTGTTTGGGTTTAAATTTGGATTATATAAATGGTCAGGACTGTAGTTTGGATTATTTAAAGTATTTAAAGGACCTAAATAAAAGAATACACTTCCAATTTGAGTGTATAAAACACCATCCCCACGAGATATAGAATCAGCAAATCCACGTAATAATGGTTGTGCTAAATAAAACTTTTTAACATAATCTGATGGTAGATTTATATCTTCTGAATCGGTTGGTGATAATAAAATACATTGACTAACATCTGATGGAGCACCGTAAACAGGATATCCAAATGAATTTAAATCAGTAGCATCCAACACCACTTTTTGCACGTGACCATGATGAAACTTATAACCAGATTCAATGATGGAATCTTGATTAACCTCACCTATTATATTTGAACTTTGTGGGTTTATTCTTGTAGACATTGTTAATTACCTTTTGGTCTTAACTTTACAACGTCCTTGCTTAACTCATCTGACTTCTTTTGTAAATTACCTGACATGTCTTCTAAAGCACTCATCAACTCTTCCTTTTCATCATCACT